GAAATCGTGACAGCCGGAGCCGCGAGGACATTATACCCAGACCCGCCGGACACGACACGAATCGCAGCGATTGCGCCAGGCACAGCCGCCTGTTGGACGCGCCATTGCAGCGAACCGTCGTTGGAAGCGAGAGTCTTTACGGGCATCCAGTCAGTTGTCGTAAACTTGATGCGATCCACATCCGACAGAGTATACATGTATTTCCAGATATAACCGTCAGCCGTCGAATAGGTCGTGTTCGGATTTGTGGAGACAGGCTTGATTGTGGACGTTCCACCATTGTTATTGAGAATACACTTATAGACGTTATAATCTTCTGTCATCACATAGGGTAGATTTGCGGAAGAAAGAAGAGATGTTCGTGTGATCGAATGAGGTTGGACGACAGAACCGGATACCCAGTTTTTTCTGGGAATGACGTGAGAAACGTCACCACCGGCGATGCGCTTTCCACCAATCATGTTACGTCTGAAGGTATTGATGGAAGCCTGCGAGGAATTTGCAACATCCGGAAAGGCATCGTTTGCCCAGGCGTCCACGCGCGAGATTGCGAGATAAACGTTAGACGTTGTTGCAACCGACGATTTTACCTGCTTCGCAATATAGATTCCCATGTTCTGGGTAAATGTTGAGGATGGCATTTTCTTTCCTTGTTATGTTCTTTATTTAGATACTAAATGTCAGTCGAACGCAGGCCGGGTGCAAGACCTCTCACACCAGAAGCCTGGCCAAGAACTGTGAAGACCGGCTGGGAGAATCCAGAGTTCGTATTACCCGCAGCGGTGTTTGCGCGCCAATAGGACCTGAACTGTCCAGTTGATCCGGTGTAGCCGAATGGCATCGCAGGATCAACCGGTCTTGGGGACATATTGGACGTGGGAAGAATTCCTTCTCCGGCCGGCTGAACATAAAAGAGTCTATTGGCATGAATGTCTTGATTGGAATACGAATATCTCATCCATAGGAATTCGGACACATTGGCCTTCAGGAAGTGATGACCCAGAACATTACATCCAAACGAACCCGCAGTGACGCCCAGAAGATTCGCTTCGTTCAGATACGGGTTTGCGATCTGGACAATGGACACGCTCGAATTGACATTGTTCACATAGATTCTTGATGGATAGACAACGTTGTCGGCAACCGAACACGCATGGGAAATATGAATCCACTGATTTGGCTGAAGAGGAGTCTTTTCCGGATCGGTTCGGCAGACGTGTTGCAACATACCGGTATTCAGATTTGCATACTGAATGGCCACATAGGTTCCCATTGCAATGTTCGAATTACAGACGTTACCGAGATAAATCGAATGGGTCGCATTCGCCTTGGCAATTGCCAAATTTGCCCATTCTGTAATGACCATTCTCGAATTGACATTAGGAAGATCGGGAACTTCAGGAAGCCAGAGCCAGAAGGAACCTTGATGGGCATATGCGGGGCTGGAACCAATAAACCCATCGACCCAGCCGACTCCTCCAGTTCCATCAAAGACCACACAGTTTGCGTGAGAGTTTCCAGATGTTCCGAAGTTAAGGTCTCCCGTGTTTGCAGGAATCCGGCCAGCCGTCAGGCCAACCCCGTTCAGATAGGCATTCGAAGAATATCCAGTTCCAAAGGAATTCTGTTCGACAATCTGGGAATCATCCAGAAGAAGATATTCCCCGAAGACTTTCGTCCCCGCCGGATGCAGCATGTTATTGACCGCACGAATCCAGTCCGCATAGGCCGACTTGACCCGAACCACATATGAGTAGTTCTGATAGTAGTCACGATCCTGTAGGAAGTTAAAGGCCGATGGAAAACCATCCTGTGATCTGAAATAGCCGGGATAGGTGAAAACGCCCTGAATGACGGCCGCTTCGCCGTTTGCAGTTCCATCGCCTTCGCCAGAAAGTGAAACCGTCGGAGCCACCGTATATCCAGAACCACCAGAAGAAATCGTAATGCCCTGGATTGCTCCAATCGTTCCCGTTGCAGGCGACAAAGATGCCCCATAACCCAGAAGAGACTTTACTGTCACGTTTGCCCCGGTTCCGCCCGAAGTGATAAAGCCGACTGTAGGCATCACATCAGAAGAATATCCAGAACCGCCGGTAATCTGACCCGGCATAGGACGATAACGAACTCCTGTGATCGCCCCCGTGCCGTTAACGGAAACCACGTTCGCGTTCGCACCAGAACCCCAGTTTCCGAAAGTCGTATTAAACGTCAAAAAGTCATTTACGGCATAACCAGAACCGCCGTTGTTGATGATCAGAGAACCCAGAACGCCCAGAACGGACACAATCGAATTCGGAATGACCGTGATCGTCGGAGTTGAGAGATAACCAGAACCAGGAGAATTCACCTGAACCAAAGTCACCGGACCAGTGTTTCTGAACTGGAATGTCGAAGCCAGCGAGTTGATCGTATTCAGGGCCAGATTAGAAGTCGTGATCGCATAGATCGTCTGGGCCGCCTGCCAGGAAGCCCCGGAAATCTGAAGAATCGTATTGGCATCAAGATTATAGGAATTCGGATGGAACGTGCCAGAAGAGTTAATGGACAAGACGTTTCCGTTTGCACCCGAACCACCGCCACCGCCTGTGATCAGAAGCCAGTCGCCGCCGGACGCGTCTGCACCTGTTCGATAACCCGAACCACCGTCAAGAACCGCAACGGTCGAAACGTTTCCCGAAGAAACCGAAGAGATATAAGCCGTCGCACCAGAACCAGAATCTCCTTCGGCCGGTATGAAGGTAATCGGATCGCCGATGGAATAACCCTGGCCAGCGTTCGTGATCGTGACAGAAGTCACAAGACCCGAGAAGATGTTGGACCTCAAGTCGTGAATGTATGCCGAGTTCGAAGAATCCGCATAGGACGCAATAACGGTTTCCCCAGACGAGAAAGTATTGGAAATGGTGGAAAGGTAGATTTCGTTGACCAGAGTCCCAAGTTCGTAGAATTGCTCTACGCGCTCAATGGTTGCCGTGGTATTCGAAGTCGCCCCGCGAATCTGTTTGTTCGTAAAGTTCGAAAACGTCGAAAGAGACGCGTCAGCGTTTCCGTCGAGTTTTGTCCCAGAAACCCGAAGAGACTTCTGGATGAACCACTTTCCATCGGATGCCTTGAGAATATTGTCCTTTGGGTAATAGAGCGACGTTTCCTGTGAAGCCGAAAGAAGTTTCATCAGGAATTGATAAGATTTCTCGGAACCTCTAGCGCGATAGAAATCCTTGATCTGCGGAAGAAGTTTGTCCAGATTAATCGCGGGTGCGTCATATCCATCATAGTCCGTGACGGTCGAATAGGTGAACGTCGGCGGTGACGAATTGCCAGTGTCCGTATAGACCGAATAGGTCGACGCATTGTTCCAGAGATACTGGGAGTTTGAGGCCGGAGCGCCAAGATTACCCATCGCTTCCTGAAATTCAACCTGAACGTCCTTTAGATAAAACCCAGAAATCCCATCGCCCGCATAAGTCGTGGTCGTGCCAGAGCCTTGAGCAATAAAGAATGCCAGAATGCCTGTAGGATACGTTCCGCCGATCATGGCAGTCATTGAGAATTTCCACCAACCGTCTCCCTGCCATTCAGTGCGCGCGGCCTTTAGAATTGCTCCGGTTCCCGACTGAAGAGGAGACGTTACGGCACCAGTAAGTGGATTGATAACATGTTGGACATATCCAAGATTGCCGGCCACGATGTCCTTGAACTGTAGAAGACACCAACGCTGGGCCGCACCTAAAGAAGGTGGAATGGCCTTAATGAGAAATGAAATTACAACCGGACTTCTGAGCGGTATTGCGAGAATCGTTTGATTTGTTTCGTGTAGCGAAGATGCAACATTTTCAATAAGTCTTGTGGCGTTTAGCTGGCCATCGGGGCCAGTGGTCGCATTGGCAACAAAAGTTGTTCCTTGGCCACCCCAGATTCCACCAAATCTGATACTATTTGAATTTCTCACATAGTTCCGACCAATAATGACCGGCTTGGGTGCAAGATTGCGCGTATAGGAGTTTGAGGCAGGTTCGCCTTGACGCGACCACAGATAAACCGGCGCCGAGTTGGCCGTTCGAACGAAAGCAGTCGCCCCGTTGGCCGCCGTATTTCTTGTGGCCGTTGTGTCTTCGAACTGATAACCCGTAATCGCAACACCAGAAACGCCATCGCCTTGGAAGGTTTCGCCGTTAAACCCAGGATTGCCGTTTGCATCAAGTCTGAACAGGGCATAGGCCAACTGCGGAATCGTGTTTGTCGTGGTAGAGTGCTGAAGACGATACCAGCCATTACCATCAACAACTTTTTCGATTCTGCTCATTCCTGCAATAACGCCCGAAGTCGCTCCAACGTTTCCAGCGCCACCGTTGCCGTTAAAGCAAAAGAGAGAAAGACCAGCGACGCCTGCAGCGCCGACAGAAAATCTCAATTGAACCCATGCAGTATTTCCAATGGGCTTCATATACCAAGAATGGGTATAAGTCGTATTGGCTCGTATAGAAACTTCGCGTCCATATTGGTGAGCCGAATAGGCCGTGTCCTGTATGATAGGCGTGCCTGTCATTTGGCCATCGGGACCGGAATAAGTCCACTGATTTGGTCTGGGGTCTATAACGTTTCCGGGAATCGAATAATACTGTTCATTTCCATAATCTGTATAATCCGAAAGCGGCATCAGGTTCGTCGCCACAATCGTGTTCGCCACCGTCGGAACATTTGCGGACAGTTGCGCTGGCATGAACTGCATAAATTCCGAATACAACTGGGCCTTGAAGTCATCCAAAGTTGTTGTCAGGGTTCGATATGAATCCAGCGCCTTGAGTCGCTGCACAGTTTTGCCGCGACCAGTGGAACCTGAGTCGCCCGCAACCTGTTGTTCCATATATTCATAATAGGCCTCTAAAAACGCCTTGAAAAGCGGATTGTCGTCCCGAACAAAAGCCGGCAACTGAGAAGAGACAAGTGTCGAAATTGCAGTATTAGTGTTCGCAGTCATTATCCTACGTCCTTGCCGCGGAAGGCATTGGGATTGTTGGACCCATTATCGACTTCCATCTTGATTTCCAGCGCCGTCAAGTCTGCCTCGTCAATCGTGATGATTCGATTCTTGCGGGGGAACAGGGTTTCTTCGTCCGGCTTGATTGAAATAACAAACACGTTCTGATCCAGACCATAATAAGGCGTGGCCGAAACTGAATAAGCCGTCAGGGCCGTCAAGATCACTTCCCCCGAATCGTAGTCAATTGTTCCAGCGGTTTCGTTAATGATTACCTTCTGGCCATTGTCTTGTAGATAATATGATCTGATGGTTCCGTAACGGCCTTCTAGAACTGCGGAAGCAGTCGCCCCCGAACCTGTCGAATCTGTGATTTCCACCGAGGCCACCGTATAGTTAATACCTCTTGTGGTCACCCGGATCGAATTGATCTTTCCATTAACCACCGTCGCCGAAGCCACCGCGCCAATGCCATCGCCACTGATTGTCACTGTAGGATTATCGGAATACCCAGAACCTGGCTGGACCACAGTGACTCCATCCAAACCTGTCGCAGAGTTCAGAACTTCCTCAAAGAAGGCATCGCGCTGGATGTCTGACGAGTCACGAACCTGGACGGCCGGATAGGAAACCATATGCTCTTGTAGGCCCCCACGATGTAGTGGCGATTCGAATTTTACAGAATAATTCTGTGTAACTCCATTCACAATTGTTAACCTTTTCTGGACATAGACGAGCAAGTCATTGGACATGATAGAGGGATCAACACCATCGATCACGGCCTGAAGTTTCGAGCCTCTGAAGATCGAATTAAAGGAATTCAAGTTTTCATCGCGATACTGCAAAATGCGCGACCTAACCAAAGCTTTCAGCGACTCAGGGGACAAATTGGTTTTGTTTGGATCGTAATAAACGTCCAAGTCAAATCGAAGGAACATATAATCAGGATCGACAATCTCCGGGGTTACCGTAAGAACCGAACGCGTCCTAATGATAGAATCAATAATTTCATCTTTGACAGTATCGGATAACACATAGCCCGTTACAGGTTTCATGGAAATAAAGACTTTTCCGTATTGTGGGGGATTGTATTCTTCGCCACCCCAGATAGAGATGGATTCAATATTGGGATAATCGCGCTTCAACAGGACGGAATAATCGTTCTTGGTCACCGCACGGTTCTGGGTCGTGTAATAGATCGGCGCGCGATATTTGATATCATCTATAGATTCCTTGGGCGCACCACCAGCAGCCTTAGAGACTGTAGAGACAGAGACGTTTGAGAAACCTCCAATGGCACCTGTAGACGTAAAGACATTTGCCCTGTTCGCTGCGGCTCCGTTGGTATCCAGATATGTCACATAGATGATATTACCATTCGAAAGGGCTTTGCCGAACACGCCGTCGCCGAAGTATATCGTGTATCTCTCATTATCGGTTTCTTCGATAAAGTATACCGTTGAGTTTGCTCCAAGTTCTGTAAGGTCTGAGTTCAGAGTGTAGACTTGCTGGCTCGCGTTCGCCGAAGACGCTTGAACAGTCACGGTGACCGTTGATGTATCCAAAGTTCCTGTAGGTATTTCATATCTTCCAGTATTGTTATTCTGATCTTTTAGGAACGTCCAGGTGACCGGTTCTCCTTCCTTTAATTCCACCCCTTCATACACAAAGCTACCCCCTATATCCTTAGCTGCGCTATATGCCTCAGTTGCGACAAAGTTGTAGTTGATACCATCTATTGCTTCTGAGACAAATGGAGTATTTCGCGGAAGTGTCAGGGTTGTCTGTGTATTCCCATTCGGAGGTGTCACAGTGATATCCACAGTCGCTACTGCTCCTGTCTGTGATCTTGGAACATACCCTAGAAGTTTGGCATGGGATAATACTGAATTCCTGATCTGGGCTGTATCAAGGAACATTTCATTCGCTACCATATTCACATAATAACCCATATAGTGGGTATTATACGCTAGGACATCCAGAAGGATATTCATGGCTGATCCTTCGAAGTCATAATCCTGGAATTCTTGTTGTCCTCTCAGATAGGTTTTGAGATTGCTCTTGATTTGATCGAAATCAAGTTCTGTTACCCTGAGATTTGTATTGGCTGTGGAGGTTGTTGTTGTGGACATTGTGGATTATTACCTAATGCGTTGTAGCACGAATGCGGCTATGGTGGGTTCGGTTCGATTGTTCACATAAAACTCTATTGTGACTGAATAAGAATTGTTGTCATAATCTGCGGAAACAATGCATTGATTGACCTCGACTCTGGGTTCATTGGTTGCGATTGTTTCCAGGATCACATCCTTGAGTGTATTTGCAATAATGGGGGTCATGTTCTCGAATAGCAGTTTGCGTGCATTACATCCGATATAGGGCTTGAACGGCTTTTCATAGAAATTCATCTGAACAAGATTTTTCAGAGATTGTATGACGGCTTGGTCTCCGAGTTTCTTGGCAACGTCCTTCTTGGCTGGATGCATTGAGAATGCCATATCCAGGTCTGAATATTGACGTATGGGGGTTTTGATTTGATCCGGGACGATGGGCATTTGTTTAGGTTGTTGCTAACTTATCTGGAATTAATTCGTTTTTCAGTTCTTCAGTGCCTATCAGATTTTCAATGAGCCAGCGACCTGAGGGTTCGGAATACACAGTCTTTATGGAATTTGCGAGTGTGGACAATTCCAGCTTTCGCTTGATCTGTGCATGATAATCCAAATCCGACTGTATCATATTGTCTATTCCGTTTCTTATGTCATTCAATTGTGCGGCTAGGGTTGCGGGATTATACGTATTGGATCGAATTGCTGGAAACATTTGACCGGTCACAATATCGGTATAGTTCGTCAGGACATCTCCACAAAACAGACACGCAAGTGAGAACATTACATTGTTGGCGATGTTTTCACCATCTAACGTATTTAGTGCGGTTCCGTAGGCCAGGACTTGTTCTAGGTCTATTTGGGAATCAATGGTAGCGGTTGTGATTCCGGATAATCTGTTCGTGTGTGGCAACAGGGAGTTCTGTAGTTTTGAGAGAATTCCCTCATACTGTGGTATATACGAGAAGGCGACATTTGGTTGTTGGCGCACCGAGTTCACGAAAATATCCGGAATCGTATCCGCTGGTCGTGTGAGCGTGAATTGAGTCTGTGCCCCGTTTGCGACAAAGAGGTCGGTCAGGTTCTCAATGGTATTTGATGTGTATACGGCAATCACGTTTGAGGTATCGGCAGGAATTCCATTGAGAAAGGTAATGGTCGCATTTGTTGTGACAATGAAACCAGCAATGTCCGTATAGTCTGGATCGACCGTGAATGTCTGGAGTGTCGTGATCAGGGATTGAAATGTTGAAATGGCTGTATTGATTGAATTCGCAACAGGATTTCGAAACACGG